TGTTGACAATCAACTGACTGTACAAAAAGGTCTTGCTGATGTATTGACTGCAGCAGATGATTATGGTTATCGTTCTGCTTCTGGACTTGATCTAAGTAGTGCTGACATTAAAGATGCAGGTGAACGTCTTGCTGCTACATTCTATGAAATGGATGTACAAGCACTACGTACACAACTTCCTGACTTGTCTGATGTTAAACCAACTGGTCTTACAGTTCTATCTGATGATGCTTATAAAGGTGTTGTCGGTGCTTTGAAGAAGTACATGGATGACTTTGCTAACATGGATTACATGAAGGCACAAGCTTATGTAGGTACTTCATTTGGTGGACAAATCTCTGACATGGCTCAGGGTATGCGTCTTACTGAAGGTACACCAGCTATTGAACGTGCAACAGAACAAATCCTTGATAGGATGGAGTTCTTAATGGTTCAAAAGAACATGGCTTCTTACACCAAAAATAAGTCTAACAAGATGATGAACTTGTTCAATAAACTCACTACTGGTGAGGCATTGGACGTTAAAGAAGCTAGACGTATTGAACAGGCTATTCGTGGTGAAGCAGATCAAACTGCTGCTGCATTGGCTAAAGTAAAAGAAGAAGCTAGGTTTACTATTGATAACCTACGAGAGATCAGTCAGACAGAACCTGAGATGTTGCGTCCGCTAATGATGGCGTATGAGATGACTGACGGTAATATCTCTACTATTACCAAACTTAACAATTATCTTAAGCAATCAACAGCTACTCTTAGCAAAGCTTTTATTGATGGTCAACCAGAGATCCCTTCTGCAATCCTCAAAGGATTTTACTCTAATGTTTATAACTCTACATTGAGTGCTTTTGGTACACCAATTCGTGCTGGACTTTCTAACGCTGTACAACTTATTGAAAAACCACTACGTGTGATGGCAGGTGGTCTACTTAATGGAGACCTAAAGACTGTCCGACGTGGGTGGTATCAATATAGTAGTGTTACTGAATCACTACAAGAGTCGTTTGAATACATGAAACAAGTGTTCAAGCGTTCTGGTATGGATCCTAATATTATTGAAGCACGGGAAGACTACGGGGTAGCTTCACGACAACTTGAACTTATTAATGCATTTGCTGATGCTAAAGCAGCTCAAGGTGAGTATGGTCCTCAGTTTATGGCAGAAATTGCTAATAACATGAATGACCTTGCTAATCACCCTTGGTTGCGTTTTGGTAATCGTGCTATGCAAGCTATGGACGGGTTTACCCAGTCTATGGTCGCTATGTCTGAAGCAAAGGCTAGGGTATTTGATGACCTAACTAAAGGTGGTAAGTTACCATTTGATGAGAAAGTAGGTGATGAATTGTACCGTAAGGTATATGATAAGATGTTTGACGCTGATGGTATTATTACTGATTCAGCAGTTAAAGCAACTAGTGGTGAAATTTCATTGAACTTGGATAACGCAGCTAGTAATGCGTTGTCTAATATGATTAGTTATGCACCTATTTTTAAACCATTCCTTCTGTTTACCAAAACACCTATTAACGAACTGAAGCTTGCTGCTTCTTATAATCCACTTGGTCTTTTTGTTAAAGACTTTAGTTCATTTAGACGTGAGTTTGACGACATGCCTTTTGAGGAAGTTGAAACTCTACTTGCATCACGTGGTATTGAAGTAAACCCAATTACTGCACGTGCTAAATATAATGAGATTCGTGCTGACTTGAAGGGTCGTAAAGCTTTTGGTGCTTTAGCAGTGACTGGTGCGGTTTCGTTGTTCCTTAATGACCGCATTACTGGTAACGGTCTTTATGATAAGCAAAAACAAGCACTAAGGCGTAATGCTGATTGGAAACCACGTTCTATCCGTCTTCCTGGTGGTGATTGGGTAAGTTACGATAACCTTGGACCTATTACTAGTTGGTTGTCTACTACTGTTGACATCATGGATAATGGTTTAGATTTTGGTTTATCTTCTGCAGCTGGTGCAAAAAGTGCTGGTGCTTTGGCGCCAAATGAAATCGGCGAGAACCTACATAAGATGGGTTTTGTACTTAGTGCTGCTATTACAGATAAGACAGGACTTGCAGGTCTTGAGCCATTGATGGATATCCTTAATGGTAACCCTAATGCTCTTGCTAAGTGGTCTTCTAGTTTCTTGACTAGTGCTGCTGTACCTGGATCTAGTCAACTTGCAGAGATCTCACGTCTAATGGACCCTGGTCTTAAGGAAGTTGAGATGAATGTGATTGATTTGGTTCGTAACAGGATGCCTGGTCTTAAGTCAACACTACCAGTCAAATACGATTGGATTGATGGTGGTGAGGTAGGTGTGCCTGATAACAACTTTGCACGCATCTGGAACACGTACATGCCTTGGAAAGTTAACGGTAAGATCAGCCCAGAAAAACAATTCCTAATGGATATTGAGTATGATGCACGTCCTACTCTTGCAACTGATGGCAATGGTGTTAGATTGACTGCTGAAGAACGTTCTAACATTACTAATATTATTGGACGTGATGAGTTGTTTAAAACAGCTATTCGGCGGGTAATGCAAACAAAAGAAGCTAAAGCTTTCCGTAAACGTTACCAAGAAGCTGTTGCTAATGGACTTGATCCTGATCTTAGTACATTTGAAATGGTGCATATTGAATTGGACCGTGAACTACGTAACGCCATGAGAATGGCTAAAGCTTCATCTCCCAATCAAGATTCAATTGCACGTCGTTCTTACATCCAAGAAACTACCGCACAATATCTACGTCAGGGCGATCAAGAGGGTGCACAGCGTTTCCTTGATTACATGAAACAGTTCTCTTATTAACTTATTTTTAAAGCGTAATGGCTACTACAGAAAATTTATTTACAGGTGATGGTTCTACAACGAACTATTCATTCACATTTGAATATATCGAACAAAGCGATGTCAAAGCTGATATCGCTGGTTCAACTACAACTGATTTCACTTTTGCCAACGCTACCACCCTTAGCTTCAACACTGCCCCTGCAGATGGGGCAGAAGTTCGTATTTACCGCGACACAGATCTTGACACACTTAAGGCAACCTTCTTTGCAGGTTCTGCCATTAAAGCAGAAGATCTGAATAATAACTTTACTCAAAATAATTTTGCAGTCCAAGAAGTTAAAAACAACACTTGGGACTCTGATCTACAAACTATTAAATCTAACGAAACTTGGGTTAGTAATGACGATCAGATTGCTACTACCGCTGCAATGGATCAACGTTTCCAAGATGAAGCAACTGAAACCATTGAAAGCACTGAAACGTGGGTTAGCGATGATGATCACATTGCTACTACTCAAGCAATTGATGCTCGTAGCATTAGCCAGATTAACACTGCAGTTACCACTGCTCTTACCAGTGATGGTACTGGTATTACTATTGATCAAAGTAGTGGTTCTAGTGCCGAATTTGGTCTTGGTGTAGGTTCTATTGATCTAGATAGGATTAAATCTTCTGACATTGTAACATCTGCTGAAGCTAACCCAAACGACGATACCACTATCGCTACTACAGCAAAAATCGATGATATGATTGATGCTGCTATTACTGGCGATATTGCAGTTGATAGTAGCGGTCTTACGCTTACTGACGACGGTGACGGTACTATTACATTGGGTATTGGTTCTAATAGCGTTGATTTAGATCGAATTAAAGATAGCGATATTATTACTTATGCAGAACAAGATGCAGGTTCTCCTGCTCCTGCTGATACCAATATCTTTACCGCTAGTGCTGCAGCACGTCGTTTTGATACACTTGTACAACTTGCCACACCAACTGGTAGTGATTGGGAAGTAGGTAAGACGTGGTTGCAAAATGATGATGACTTGACTGTTTCTATTTGGAATGGTTCCGCTTGGACTGCTATTAGTTCTGGTGGTTCATTCCGTGAACAACCTAAAGTTATCTATGTTGATGCTTCTGGTGGTGATGATGCTAATACAGGTCACCGCATCAGTGCACCTAAACTGACTATTAAAGAAGCTATTAAGGATATCAACGAAGATATTGATACCACTATTCTATCTGCTGGTTCTGGGTATACTGATGGTTCTTACTCTAACGTAGCTCTAACTGGTGGTTCTTCTGGCACTGGTTTGCGTGCTAACATCACTGTTGCTGGTGGTATTGTCACTGTTGCTACTGTTACTAGCGCAGCTACTCTCCAAGACTACGGAATTGGTGACATTTTGTCTGCTGATGATGCTGATCTTGGTGGTGGTGGTGGTTCTGGGTTCCAGCTAGAAGTAACTGGTAATGGCGATGGAATGATCGTTGTTGTTGCTGCTGGTGTGTACCAAGAGATTGCACCTATTCAGATCAAACGTCGTAACGTTTCGATCATTGGTCAAGCACTTCGTAGTTGTATTGTACACCCAACTCCAGCTACAGAAACCAACAACCTGTTTGAATTGAACAGTGGTAGTTATTTGAGCAGCATGACCTTTACTGGCATCAAAGCTGGTACTGGTACTGGTAATACTCTTGATCCTGCTTTGCCTACTACACAAGGTTGGAATGCTGCATTCTATAGCGGTGCTTATATTATCAAGTCACCTTATATTCAAAACTGTACTAATTTCTCAGATAGTGAAATTAACAACAACGATTTGAATGCACACAACCCTGCAGGTGGTGCTGCTGGTGACATTGACTCTGCACCTACTGGTGGTGGTCTTTTGGTTGACGGTGATGCTGTAGATGATGATAGCCCACTACGTTCTATGGTGTGTGATAGTTACACCCATGTAGCACTTAATGGTCCTGGTATTCTTGTTACTAACAATGGTTATGCACAATGTACTAGTTCCTATGCATTCTTCAATAAGTATCACATTAAGTGTTTGAATGGTGGTCAGGCAAACCTTGCTGCTTCTACTACTGACTTTGGTGATGAAGCATTGGTTGCTGATGGTAAATCTACTAGTGCTATCTTTACGTCTAATGTAGATGGTGCTGCTGCAGATCTTGATACCACCTTTAACATCAATGAACCTACTGCTGCTGCAGGTTGGCATGGTACTGCAACACGACCACAAGGTAACATGCTTGTTACTGTTAATGGTGTGACGTATCCTGTGTTGTCTGCTACGGCTAATACTGATTCTGAAGGTGGTGCTGGATGGACTGTAACAATCAGTCGTCCTAATCCATCTTTACGTAGTGAAAACTTGGGTCTTGATGGTGCAGTCAGTGATGACGCTGCTGTATCGTTCTTCCTTCGTTCACAGGTTGCTTCAAGTGGTCACACGATGGAATATGTTGGTAGTGGTACTGATTATACAGCACTGCCTGAAAATGGTGGTGTTCCTGATGACTCTAAACAAATTGTTGAGTCTAATGGTGGTAAGGTTTGGACTGCTATTACTGATCAAAACGGTAAGTTTAAAATTGGTGATTTCTTTGAAGTAGATCAACGTTCTGGTTTTATTAATTTTAGTGCAGGTTCATATGCTTTTGATGTTGTAACTGACACCACACCTGAACTTGGTGGGCAACTTGACGCACTAACTAATAAAATTGTTAACCTTGGTGATCCTACTGCTGCACAAGATGCTGCTACTAAAAACTATGTAGATACAGCTGGCTTTGCTAAATACTCTGACACTACTGCTAATTTTACAGGCACACTTCAAAACGGTGGGTCTAATGTTGTTGTCGATAGTGATATTGGGTCTACAGTACAGGCGTATGACGCCACTATTTTAAATAACGCTGATATTGGTGTAACCGTTCAGGCATACGATGCTACTATTTTAAATAGTGCTGATATTGGCGTCTCTGTTCAAGGTTATGACGCAACTATTTTAAATAACGCTGATATTGGTGTCTCTGTTCAAGCATATGATGCTACTATTCTAAATGATGCTGATATTGGTGTTTCTGTTCAAGCATACGATGTCGATACTGCAAAGACTGATGCTGCACAAACCTTTACCGCAGCACAACGT